CTGGCAAACGATATCGACATAGTGATTGACGAACTGAACCGTGAGATCCCATGGTGGAACGAAATGAACGAAGCGCGTCAGGCGTGCATGATTAATTTGTGCTTCAATCTGGGATGGCCTCGCCTATCGAGCTTTAAAAATATGCTTTCTGCTGCGGAGAAAGGCTCGTATGAAACAGCCGCAGACGAAATGGTCGATAGTATTTGGTTCGAGCAGGTAGGCTTGCGAGGTGTTGAGCTATCCGAGCAGATGCGTACCGGACAATGGCAGGAGTGAGTTATGTCTGCATGGCAGCGTAAGGAAGGGAAGAACCCAAAAGGAGGCTTGAATGAGAAAGGTCGTCGCTCGTATGAGCGTGAGAATGCTGGCAGTAATCTACGGCGTCCTGTTAGGTCTGGTGATAATCCTCGCCGTGCCTCTTTCCTTGCTCGTATGGCCGGTGTTTCTGGTCCTGAGCGTGATAGCAAGGGCCGTCCAACTCGTCTTCTCTTATCTCTCCGTGCTTGGGGAGCAAGTAGTAAAGCGGACGCTAGGAAGAAAGCTGCCGCAATCAGCAAACGCAACAAGGCGAAAGCATGAGTTACGGCAAGGGTAAGAAAAAACCAAAGGGTAAGTAATCACTCGTCGGGTTCTACCCCGAGGATGATGAGAGCACGCTTAGCCATATCGGCAGCATCTCCCACATTCGGGCGGCGGGCAATGCCTTGCAGTATAAAGATCAGTTCCTCATTGATCCCAGCTGTCTGCTTGCACGTCGGGCAATCCCCCCGAATACCAATCTGACGACTTCGAAAGAAATCCTTCAACATCTCCACATCGTTCATGTTGTCCATGGTAAAACCATCCATTTAGCTTTCTCCTTATTTTCTTAAAAGCACGCTGCTCGATATTACGCACTTCATGCCTTGAGATACCAAGCTCTTCGGCAATATCGCGGTAAGTTCTCACAGCGTGGCTGCGTGTATGGTTGCCTCTTACTGATCCCACCAAACCTCCGGTGGTCTCTGCTCTGCGGCGTACTGTTCAGCCTGCATGTCGATCTCTCGCGCAAGCTGTTCCAGTCCCATCTTGTAGTCGGTACAAATGACGGTTACCTGACCAACAGCTCCGTTGCCAGTCAGGTGATACCATTTGTCATTTTTCTCCACTGTCACCGTCGTCTCCCGTAGAGTCATTCCCGAGGTACCTGTTGACTTCGGTACGGGTGACGTAGATACGCGCACCCGCTGTAATGCTCTTGATACCGCTTGACTGAACGAAGCGTAAAGCCCGCTTGTAGTGGCTAGTACCGCTTTCCCCGGAAAGATAAACAGCCAACCCGCTGATCGTAAGAAGCTCACCATTCTTCATTATTCCCCCCGCTAGACTGGTAGCCCTGTTGTGCCTGATAAGCAGGTTGCGAGTCAACCTTGTTGGTAAACATATTGAACCGCCCAACGATTGGCCATGTACGCGCCTCGCCGTCAGTCTTCTGTTTAACGGTCACCTGCATCTGAACACCTGCCTGCGCCATGGCTGCATGCAGATCCTGCACCACACGAATCTGCTGTTCGTTCATGGGGTAAGGTTTGTTTGCAGCTTCGTCCCAGCCGTTGTTGTATTGAATCCAAGCAGACACCTGATACTCGATCTTATGCTGCGGGGAGCTAGCATTGATATTCTGCTTGAAAGTGATGTTCCCGTTTCCGAGATGGGGTTTCATGTAGGCCATTATTGTCTCCTAGAATGGTATGTCGTCGTCGATCTGCTTTTTGCGCTGGGCAAATGCAGTGTTAATGATGCCGTTAAGATCGGCGTGGTTTTGCTTTATCAGCTTCAGAGCTGTGATGTTGTCAGCCTTCCACTGCTCAAGTGCAACCGCATCGGGCAGCGCTTGAATCTCTTTGCAGGTCACAAGAGGGCCGTACTCTTTGCCCTTGACGGTGATGTTCTTACCTTCGGCTTCCTCTTTGACTGCCTGCGGCGGCTCCTTTGGTTTGGGAGGGCGCGGCTTTCTGGCAGGTGGCGGCGCTGACTGGGGGGCTGCTGCATTCGCATCATTGCCGTCGTCGTCTACTGCTGGGATGCCGGCAATGGCCTGCAACGCATAGCGTCGGGCGTAGGTGATGCAGCTGCCTGACGATTGTGCGTCGAACTTGGCAAGCGGCAGCGTGTATTGCGACTTAATCCACTGACCTGACTCGTGCATGAGTATGGTCTCGACTCCAACGCCCTGCTCGTCGCGCACTGGTAGCTGAGAGTAGCTCAGTCCGTTGTTAGCAAAGGACTCCTTAATCGCGCTGATAACAGACCCAAGGTCCGCGTAGGTTGATTTAAAGAAAGGGTTGTTGGCGTCTTTAACAGCGCCCCCCATCTCCCCTTGTGCTGCTGATAGCGCCTTGGCGAGGGCGTCTATCTTCTCGCTCATTTCCATATCTTGTAAGCCTCCTCTAGATAGCTTGGTGGTTCTTGCCAGCACAGTTCATTCCATTCTGGCGAGATCATTTCCATCAGCTCGCCGGTGTTCTCAGCAACCTGTAGGAATTTTTCGGTGACGTTGTTCTGCCGCTCGATCTCTCGGATGACATCATCCAGATAGTCGGGCTTTAGCTCGTCACAGTTATATTGGTGAAATAGTCGGTAGTCAGACTTGTTGACATACAGCAACCAGCAAGGCATGCCTCCGTTCAGTGCGCGGAACCCCGCAACCTGACTGACGTTTGCCTGCTCCCATGGACCGGTAAGCGTTTTAGGCAGGCTATTTTGCGCCCAGCCTGACTTGGTGGTTTTGCTTTGCTTTGACCACTTGGTCTTGAGGTCTCCGCGAAACGCGTAGTCCGGCAGGGTTTTGTAGGGGATCTTGTTGCTGCCAATAAAACCCATCAATTCCTGCTCTCCAACGAAATGGTTAGGGTCTTCGGCTAGCGCCTCATTGAGACCGTGGTAGGCGTTCTCGATAACAAGCGCCAGCTCGTCGGCGTAGTAGTCCATCTTGAGGTCGTCGGTGCCATCGTCCCAGAACCGAGGGGGCGTGTCGGCCCACTGCTCCTGCGCCCAATCCTGCGCCTCTGAGAGGTCCGCATCGCCCTGTATCACCATGTCAACAGCAGTCTGAACTAACCTGCCTGCGTTCATGTTGGCATTGCTAGCGCCGTTGAATTTTGCGTCCAGTTTGTGGACCGTCTTCCATGCTTGATCGAGCTGCTCGGAAGAACCGAGGTCTGATTTGATTAAACCCCAAGCCTGCTCAAGCTTGGGGCGGATTACGCATTTGTCGAACAGCGTCTTACTGCGCGTCTTCGACTTAGGGTTACTATGCCAGCCGTAGTGGTGGCGTGCTGCCCAGTCGGGCAGGTCATATTCAAAAGACATACTGATCTCCTTTGCTAGTACATGTAGGCAGGGTCGTCAAAATCATCGTGCAAGTCTCGTCCCTTGCTAGCCCTATAGTTTCGGCCCTCGATGATCACGTCTCGGGCGTATCTAGCCCACTCAAGAAGGTCTTGCCTGTCGGCCCACCATATCTGAAGCGGATTCCAGAGCGCTAACTCCTCGATAAGATCCTCCTCGCTTGGAATTTGAAACTCAGGGCTATTGAGGTGGTCGGCACAGAACCGCTCCACAAACTTCAAAACTATTTCTTCTTTGTACATTTCTTCTTTGTCCATTATAGGCTTCCTTGTCTCGTTGCGTACCAAGTCGGTACTCCATGAGTATAGCTATCTGACAGCTGGCGTCAACAAATAAATAAGTTGTCAGTAAAAGACAAGAGGCGTATCATCGCAGGAATAACTTAACACGAGGTGACAACATGACATTAGATAAGTGGAGGCTCAAGAAGGGCCACAATTACTCGCAGCTTGCGGAGCTGCTCGGCGCATCGCACGCGACAGTGGTTAGACGGTGGTGTTTGCCATTCGGAGCTGAGAGCAGGATGATTCCTAATGCTAAGTTCATGGAACGAATTCTGCTTTTAACCGAGGGGGCTGTTACACCCAATGACTTCTACATTCAACGAGACTGAGGATCAGGTTCACTTGCGCGTGGTCAATTGGTTGGACATGGTGCTGCCGCATGGATCGCTGCTGCATCACTCGCCCAACGAGGGCAAGCGTCACATCAACTTTAAGACCAAGCTCAAGCGGATGGGCACCAAGTCGGGCTGGCCTGATCTTGAGCTGTTCATACCTGACCTGCACTTTCACCCAGACAAAGCGCCGTCGGTCATCATGATCGAATTGAAGCGGACGAAAGGCGGCAGGGTGTCAGACAACCAGAAACAGCTTGCTAGGCACTTTAAGCATCTAGGGGTGCGCTGGCATTGCTGCAACAGCGTTCGCGCTGTGAGGGACTGCTTGGTCCCCGTCATCATGCTGCGAGAGTCAGAGGAATCTAACTCGCTGCTTGAACCCTTAACCAACAACACAAGGAAACGCAAAAATGAGTCAACGACAAAGGATTCTTAACTATCTTGAGGAAGGCAACTCACTGACCCGACTGAACAGCTGGGAGCAGCTGGGCATCATCGAGGCACCTGCACGCATCTCGGAGCTGCGAGCTGCGGGACACAAGATCAGGACCGAGAGGGTTTCGGTCACTAACCGATATGGGGAGAAAGTTCAAGTGGCCAAATGGAGTATTGACAGCTGATTCTCTGAACCATACGCTCCGCTAAGGCACAGCGGAGCATATGCTTAGCAACCTAAGCATTAACTAAAAAATAAACTCATCTTTTAGCTAATAGTAAGCATGCTTAGCAAGAGCATTAGCTAAGCATGCCGAACCAGTAAGCGAACCCATAATTTTCTGCGTTTCTCATGTACTTTCTGAGCGTGGACGTGCTCACGCCTAAATCCATGGCGATGGATTCATAGCTACAAAAAAGGCCGCGCAGCTCAAAAGCATACGCGACCTGTTCGATGGTAAGTTTCTTCATTATTTCATTCGCGGCACCAGAGGATCGTCCAGTATACCGCGACCCGCGATCATGACTGCACCGTAAACGTGGTTTTTGTGGCCTAAAAACTCCGGCACCTAATCGCACTCCTCACCGCCAAGCTTGTCAAAGCGCTCAGCAAAGAAACGGGCATTCTCGCCCGCTTCGGTGTGGTTTCGTGCAGAGCACTCGACAACGTGGACCTTGCCACAGGGACACTTGAGCTTAACGTCGTACTTGATCATGCTGCCTCCGCTGCTGCGCCGTTGAAGATATAGGGTTTGTCCCACTGTCCGATATTGATTTCGATGTAGTGGCTGACGTGGTGGTAATCGATCATGATGTCGCTGTCATCGAAGTAATCGTGACCAAGCATTGCTCGTTTCAGCTCGAACAGGAAGTCACGCGCTACGCCGTCGTAATGCTTGTCGATCCAATACTCGTTGACCCGACGCGCTTTCTCGCCCTCGTTG